CCTCCATCTTGAATAATGCGTTCCATGTCTGACTTAGCTTTATCAAGCTCAGTGGTTCCAGTTTCGCTATCTATTACTCCTGGAGACTCTACCTTATAATGTATGATTGGGAACAAGTCTCTATAAATAAGAAGCTGTATATCTTCTTCTACTTTTCTTAAAGTTCTAATATCATCGATTACTGGGACAACTTCTGGCATACCAAAAACCATCCCATCTTCTTTTAATAATGTAAAGTGAGCAACATCATCTACATTAAACTCTGCTGTCTCTCCACGGAAATTAAAATGAACCCACTTTTCTATTTCAAGACAAGGCTTACCTTTTCTTCTGACAACTTTCCACTTAGGCTTCATGCTAGCTGGGTGAGCTAAGAACAATCCTACAACTGGTGCCATTTCTTTTCCATCTTGAAAATATGACTCTGCATGGGGAAATTGCTTATCTCTAACCTTAACTAAAAAGCCATTGCTACACACAATTAAATAAAATGCTAGCTTATTTATAATCTCTGTAAGAGATTTCTTAGTTTGAAGAAACATGTACTTAAATCTAGCATCAAAGTACTTCTTTACTTCTACATTATCGCTCTGAATCTGAAACCCAGATTTGACCAATAATCCAACCTTTTTCTGTGTTGCTTTTAGGAAATATGGTTCATATTTCAGTAGCCTGAAAACAGATACAAGATCATACTCGCTAGGAGTAGCTCCAGATATCTGCTCTGGATTTTCAAAATATCTTGGTACTGCAGGCTTAATTGTTTTTATATTTTTAGTAATTTTAGAAATGATAGTAACATTACTAGGGCTTACTGGCTGTAATGTATTATCCATTACTTTAATAAAGCTTTTAGCGCTATTATGCTGTTTCTCTGTAGGCTTTATATCAAGCGACATATTATTCTCCTAAGCACATTCTCTTAAATGTGTGTACTACTTTTATTGTGTTTCCGTCATTAAATATTGAATAGTCGGATCCCAATATTCCTGAATTATAAAATTCCACTATCTTTTTAGGTGCATTCTCTGCAGCATTATATATAAAAGATATTTTATCATCAGTTGCTACTATGTTTTTACTGTCAATTCCTAGTATATTTCCGAGCGATTCTGATATATCGTCTAGGTTATTACTTGTTATTGGAAGGTCAGCTATCGTGCTAGATTCACCCATTGCCTCTGGTATTAAATTACCATTCTTTAAAGCGCTTGCCTTACTCTTAGAGCTATCGTCTAGCTCTGAGCAAGGAGATATTCCACATGCTATTGCTAGATCACCAAACCTATGCGAGATCATCTTTATAGCATCTATAAATGCCTTTACTTCCATTACTGAGATTGATCCGTGGGTAAACTCTTCTTGTGCCTTCTTATAGTCTATTCCAGAACTAAATAGATCTGCTATTTGCTGCAATATCCATTGTTTTTCTTTTTTAATTCCACCAATAATCTTATTAAATAAGACTGAAGCATATCCCCTAAGTGCACACTCTGATGGAATCCAGTCCAGTATTAGGTTTTCTATCGGAGCTATAATCTTATCAATTGCCTCATTGGCTAACTCTAGCGCCATGCTTTGTAATTGATATAGTACACTTTTTGCTAAATCCCATATTCTGCTAGTAACATTTACAGGGGCTTGAATTGTTCCATTACATAAAACCTCAAGCACATTACCTATAGTTTCTGCTACCTTTTCTACGCTTGTAATCGCAGCAGAGACTGTGGATCCTCCAAGAGCTGGGGTGATACCTTCTTCATTACTATTAAAAGCTGTATCAATTATATTGTTACTAAAGAGTCCTTCAGTGGCCGCTATTACAGAATCTATTCCTGCCATAGCTGCGTTATATGTCTTTACTGCCTCATTTATTGCAGATGCAGCTTGTCCCAAGACAGCTGCTCCTCTTTGCATGTCAAGAATAGCTTCGTATAAATCATTTCTTGTTTTACAGGGCAAGAAGCTGATTATGATACAAAAGGCTGAGCATAAGATGTCAGATCCTTTTATATTCATAGTTTGCATTACTAGATTGTCTTTAATGATCTCATCAAACTCTTGACCAATCTTATATGCGCTATCATAAACTACTTTTACAGGAGCCATATAGTTTACTAGCTCTACTGCTTTTACACCAGCATAGTCTGCGACATTTGTTACAGTATCATTTACTGTTTTTAAGGCAGATCTAGTTGCAGATACTTCTCCGTTCTCTACAACTACAGTGCTTTTATTTATCTTTATTGCCGCTGCATCGTTAGTGACATACTGTAATATTCTTGTGTAGTTATCTTTATTTGTAAAATCACTGACTGCCATTATTTCACCTCTAGATCAAAGCTCTCTAGTGAGTTTAGCATACAGTTAATCCTATATCTTAAAGTGTGAAGATTAGCATACTGTGCAGCAAATATAGATTCATTTGATTCATCTTTATGTAATTTGTTCATATAGAACTCTAGTACTTTTTTAGCACTAATAGCCTTATCCGTTAGCATCAGTTACCTCCTCTTCAGGAACATCGCTTCCTACGCCATATCCAATCGCGTTGACAATACTCCCTCTTCCTCTAACAAACTCTGGACCACCCTTTATCTCACATCTAATATTTGGAGCCGGTGCAGCCTTAGTCTTCCCTCCAGTATGACTATATTTCCCATAATGCTTAATTGTTGCATGATGTATGTCCATAGTCTTTTGTATTGCTTGCAATACTTCTTCTCTAGTAGGAAAGTCTATATGTAAGTGTGGAAAGATTAGATCATATGTACCAATAACATGAACACTCCAGTCGGCCTTCTTAGCTAACATAATAGCATCTGCTGTTAGGTTTCTATATTGTGTAATTAACTTTGCAGACTCTACTGCATCTTGATACTTAATCATTATCTGCTCCTGTTAATTGGAGTAATGCAGTTTCATCATAGAATTCAATCATTTCTTTTACTGCAATCTTAAATATATCAAAATCTACATATGTGCCATCTCCACCTAGTTCTTTAACAGCACTTGCTATTGATGGATCAGTTACTTCGTACCTTAGATTCCCTGCAAGATTCTCTGCATTATTGATAAGGAAATCTACAGCGTCTAACTTATCTCTATAATCACTTATTAGTTTAAGATGATCTAATAATTTCTTAACTATATTTATGTCATCATTTAAAGAGTCTTCTTCTTGAGATGTGCCATTCTGTGCCTCTATAGCAGATATGTCTACTCCGGTTATCTCTTTGGGTATGTATTTTATTTTATGTCTTAAGAATTCTGACATTAGATACCCTCAACTACTGCCTGCGTTTGATATGATGCATCTAGGAAGTAATCCCTAATTGTAAATAGCTGTGTATTTGCTTTCCATGTAATTCTCATTCTAATAGCATGATAGGAAGTATCTGGTACTCCTGTAGTTCCAACATTAGGAATAACAAGCACATTACCTTTCTTCTCCCAATCAACAGATGTTACTTCATCATACCCATAACTAAATTTAACAGAAATATCGCTATCATCTCCAACAGGAATATAATGCTCATAGTATCCATTAAGCTCAGCTTCACTAGCTGTTACCTGGAAAGATTGCCCAGGTGAAAGTGGAATATCTTCCACGGAATATCCAACACTAACACTCTTCTCGTTTAGTGTGAATGATATGTCTCCATCAGTATTAGAAACAGTTCCATTGGCAAGAACAGGATCTCCAACTAGCCGTGATTGATCGTCTTTCATTAAAGATATAACTATATTCTCGTATCTTTGCTCTACTGAGTTATTTCTTAAATAAATTACACTTTCAAGCGTGTTCTCTTGGCTTGTAAAGTCAAACGAAAATGGAACTATTACAGGATTAGTAAAAGAACCTGAGCTTATCGGATTATTTATTCTTTTATTAGAAAACGGAACTGACTCTTGATATAATTCAAGTGTATTCATTTATTACCTCTTATTTTAAAAATTCCTTCTTATAAGTCCGCCTCGGCTTCTCATTATACCTGAAAGACTTCTGTCGTTAAAGCTTTTTCTCTTAACTATCCCTTTATTGAAAGATCTAGTCACAATTGGTCCTGATTTTTCTTCCGTATCAGGTGCTTTTCCTTCATCAATATATATAGGCTCTGGACTATTATCTGTTAATAAAATGATTCCGCCAGATATAACTTCCTTAGTTACATCATCATCTGCAAGAGGTTCTAGTACTGATTCTTTTTTAAATGATACAGATTCGTAAATTATACGCTTAAATAATGTGTTGTAATGTTTGATTACACCATAGCATGCCAGTATAAATGCATCTATAGCATGGTCTTCATATCCGTCCTTTGGATCAAGTCCAAACTTCTCTTGTCCTGTACTTGTAATTTGAAGAAGCTTATATGCTTCAAGAGATTTTACTAGCTCTTCATCGTGCTGAGATATGGCAATAGGAACAAACTTAGTTCCATCATCTTGTGGCTCAAATACTCTCGCCACTTGTGATACGATAAATGACTTGGTAGTTTTCTTAATCTCTTCCTTTGTAAAAGGATCTTCCATCATTATGTATGAGCCAAATGCAACAGGCTCAATAATATGTTTGATTCTAGAGTCTGGATGCCTATTATCCTTGCCACAGTTCATAGAATACAGTGTTAATTCTTCAACTATACTTTGTGAGTATCCATAGTCAACCATCCAGTGCTTAGGTTCCCATTTTCTATTTAGATCAATAAATGTCTTTTTAGCAACAGTGCTATTCCAGTTAGCTGATGATACAACTGCCTTATCCATTACTTTTAATTGATATGTATTAGGATTAAAGCCAATGATATAGAAATATGTACCAACTGCAGGCCCGTTCCAGTCAACACCGCCAAAATAGATCATTCCTCCGCTTCTACGAGCATTTTCATACTCATAGTCCGCCTTAGCCATTGAAATGCCTTCAAGGTTAAAAGGACCACCTGATGTTGATGGAAATTGTGCTAATGCTTCTTGAATATATCCTTTTTCTCCAAGAAGCTTTCTAAATCTCTCTTTTTGTCCAGCCATTTCTGGAACATCATCAATAGAGATAAAGTATTCGTTAAATTCAGAGTTTTCTTTACATGCTTCATAGAAGATATTTCCTCTACCCATAGGAGTAGAAGTTAGTAGGATTGTAGCCTCATCCCCTCTAGAAGCGATAGTCATTAAGATGTCTTTTAGTGTTTCGTTATTTATAATTGCAGATTCGTCAATATAAACCCAATCAGCAGTGTTGTGGGTGATTATTCCGTTAGCTATGAAGGTGTGAGTACTTTCAATTGTGAGATTATATGTTTCTTCTCTGCCAACTATCTTACATGACTTAACTTTCTCGTAATAGAAATCTCCGTCTTCTTTAACGTTATTTTTATAATTAATTATCTCAGAAACCTGATCTATTGCATCTCCTCTGTCATATATTCCGATAGATGATAAAAACTTCTTAACTTCTCTTTTATTTTCTATTCTTAATATGTATTTGCAAGAATAATTATCTAAGTCTGAGCTAAATACTTTTCTTTCGTCTATTCTTGATTTAATTCCTAGTCTCTGAAGCATATATTGCAGCTTAGAAGCTATTTTATTAGATTTTGTATGATACCATACCTCTACAGAATTTCTCTGCTTATAATAGCTAATATTGCCTCCATTTGAGAATAGCCTGTTAAGGAATAACGTAAGCTTATCTTCAGGTAGGTTTTCTATCTCTGGCAATATATCTTTTTTTCTTGCTATATCTATCTTATTTACAAAATCTTTTACATTATCTTCAGTTTTAGTAGAAAGAAATACATCAAATGTAGCAGATTTATGTCTTTCATTATTTCCAAGCCTAGATACAATAATATTTAAAGATTTACATACCTCATTAAACTCAAAAACATGCTTTTGGCTCATAGTAGAGTATCTTCTACCAAGTTTACTCTTATTATCTAGCATATAAGCGGCATATTTAATTAAATCATCGCTAAGCTCACTGTTTCCAGTGGGTAATTTGGCGGGGACAGCTATTAGGTCGCCTTTATTGATAAATTCAGCATCTATCCATGCATCATTTATGTAAAATGGATGGTTTCCAGTAGCCTTAACGCTTCTTCCTTTGTTTGTTACGACCTCATATATGTCTCTTTCACCATTATTATGAAGAGCAGTAACCTTATTGGGCTTAATTTTCTTGTCATTTTCATCAAATGTAAGTACTATATCGCCTAATTTAACCTCTTCTATAGGTTTTTGGCTACCATCATGCATAGTTATTAGCTGACCAGCAGGCATACACTGACCACGAGCACCAGGACCAGCAATCATAAGCATTATTTTGGATCCATTGTCAAAAACAACTTCAAAATAGGGCTTTTCTCTTTTTCTTACAACAGAATGCTTAAGCTTAGCGTTCTTATCAATGCCATCTCTAAAGATATATTCATCCCATATCTTCTTAACCTGTTTCTCTTGAGGCGCAAGTATAAGAGCTGTTTTATTGGGATTAGTACCTACAAAGTGCAGTATCTTATTTGTAAAGACTAATGTTTTACCTGTCTGTCTGCATTGTCTTGCTACTAAGTTTCTAGACGTACACTGAAGCATAGGAATCTGATAATCTCTAGCTGGAGATCCATAGCTTTGCTCAAAAAATGAAGCTGGATCGTAAAGATATCTTGCATCTTCTTCAGCCATACCACCATATTTAACAGCAAACTTAACATCATCTTCAACAGTAATCCCATCGCACATAATATTAAACTTACCATATTTATCTTTTGCCTTCTTAATACATTCTTGGCAATATTTATTTTGAAACTTTTTATCACTTATACGGGCCATTATTATATACCTAGTTCTTTTTTAAGGATTTTTACAATATTATTAAAATCTAAAAATGAAATTCTTAACAATTTTATTTTGTTTTTTATTGCAAAACTATCCTTAATATTATCTTTATGTTGTTGATAGAGTAAATTTTTTACTCTATCCTTTTTGGTTTCTTTTTTCCACTTAAATGAAAATGGCTTAAAGTGTTGTTCGCCATCATGCTCAATTAGTAAATTATAGTCTGGCAAATAGAAGTCATATCTTAATGGGAAATCTTTACTTTTAAAAAACAAATCATTAAATATCTTTTGTGCTTCAAATTTAACTTTATTATTTTCTAAAAATTGTCTTATGTGTTTTTCTCCATATGATTCTTTACATAAACTGCAACCATGCCCCCTTAAATGTGAGCTGGGTAGTTGTTTAAATTCGCCATGGATTTTACATATAATTATTACTTTCGTTTTAGAGTCTATATACCTAACTTTATCATAATTATATTTATTCCCATGTACAGATCGGGCTTTTTGTATAAAATCATTTTGCGTATAAGATAATTTATATTTTAACTTATCACTCCAGCATTTAGGGCAACCATGCCCCCTTAAATGTGATGTTGGAGTCTGAAAAAACTCTCCATGACTAGGACAGATAATTTTTATTTTTTCTTGTGCGCTATGGTAGTCACTATCTGCGTAACTATATTTATTATTATGTACATTATTGGCTTTTTTTATAAAAGTTTTATATGAGTATGTTTGTTTTCTTGAAATACTTTCAATGCCACACAGCCTACACCCTTGTCCAGAAAGAAGGTTATGTGGAGAAATTTGAAAGTCTCCATGCTTAGCGCATGTTACTATTAATTTTGATCTAGTATTAATAAATATCGACTTATCATAGCCATACTTATTCTTGTGAACTTTTTTCGCCTTTTGAATAAATTCTTCTTGAGTTAGCTTTATTGCCATACATAAGACCCTCCGCAAGTCTTATGTGTTAATTGCTTTATTTTGAAACTTTTTATCACTTAATCTCATCTTAATACCTATTGCGATTTTTATTTAGCGGTTTAGTTAAAGAAAAGTTACCGCCACCCATAAACGATGATCCTAGCATATATGTTCTTGCAGCCCAGTGGCTAGAGGCTTTTGTTAAGCCAGTGCCAACACTATTTAATAAGCTATAATTTCCACCTAACCTAGCTTTTGTTAGTGACCCTCCAAGTACTCCTGCAGATCCAAGTAATGCACCTTTCATTGCACCGCTAAAGGCTGATGATCCAATGCCATTACTTTCAGCATATCCAGGGAATACTCCTCCTGCAGCAGAGTGCATGACAGAACCAACAGCACCTACAGCTGCGCCTTGAACTACGTTTCTTGTAAATGTATCATGGAAAGCCTTATTAAAACCAACCTTACCATTAAACGTGGTAGTTCCAAACTGCTTAAAGCCTCTGCCAATTTCTTGCATTGCAGGCTTAAAGGTACTGGGTAACATTTTACCGGCTTTATTTGTAGCAGCAGTTACGCCGCCTCTTAGCTTAAAGTGGCTAAACATTTCTGGTATTTTTGCTGGAATTCCCATATCTTATCTCCTTATCTTGAATGATGTATTCTCGCTACACTAACCATTCTATCTGCATAATCTTCCATTGCTCTTGATACTTGGTTATATGTTTGCTGATCATACTTTCTTGTATCGAAAAATCTATTATCATAGTTTAGTTGTGAGCCTTGTTTTTGTTCTCTTATCCTGTTATCAATAAAGCGGCCAGCCATACTACCTAGCGCTCCAACAGCCATACCAGCTAATATTGGAGCTGCAGTAAACATTAATGTGTCTCTTATAAAGGTATTAGTTTTAATAAAACTTCCACCCCTAAGGCCACTCTTTGTATTAAGAACACCCTTTTTACCACCTTTTATGGCAGAATGTGCTCCTGCATGAACTGTCCCATCTTTAAGTACAGCTTCAGGCAATCCGTTCTGCCTCCATTGGTCCCAGGCTCCAAGCATAGCTCCACCCAAGAACATACCCTCAGATGTAAGCCCTCCAAGGCCCAGCCCTAATCTTTCAAACTTATTAGGATCATCATTATGAACATCCTGAACAAACTGCGCTGCAGTATTAGCTGCAACACTAGCAGTAGATACAGCGCCCATAAATGTCAAATATCTATTAAGACCCCATCCTTGAGAACGGTTTTTAAATACTGGAGCTTTACCAATATCTCCAACTACAGGCAGTGCTTTCATAATTATACTCCTAACATCTCATTTAGTGTGATTGGAATGTATCCATTCTCTATTGATAGTGATTTATCGAATAATTCTATTACAGAAGATAAATGTTTCTCATCAC